GCAACAGGCCCGTACACATCGGGTCGGGATTTCGTTCGATGTTCAGTCAATGCGTTACACAGGATCAAGGATTGTGGATTATGTTAGACATATAAATAGCATACCTAAGTTCGATGACATATTTTTTCAACGCCCTGTGGGGCTCTATCATGGACGAAATGGAGGTTATTACAATTATTCCAAAGAAGACCGTAACAACGACATGTATCTTATGAATGAAACCGCTAAGCGCTATTCAGATCTAGTCCATCGAGGCGTAGCCGAAGAACACGCCCGAGGAGTATTAGCCTTTGAGTATCGCCAGAATTTCGTGGTTAGTTTCAACGTCCGCTCGCTCATGCACTTCCTCGATCTACGAGCGAAGCTAGATGCACAGCTAGAGATCCAAGCCCTCTGCGAGCTGATGATGGTTGAGTTTGAAAAATGGACGCCAGCTATCGCTGCTTACTACAAAGAAAAACGTTGGGGTAAGGCGAGGCTGGCACCATGACCAGTATCAAAACTCTTTCTGATCTCTGCACTGAGCTATGCAACACTTTAGAACAACCAGATAAAGACCCACACAGAGTACAATCGTTAATCAACCGTTCACGCTACATATTACAAGCCACAAATAAAAGTCTTGACATCGACCACCAAATAAATTATCGGCGTTCCACTCGATCCGCCATCCGTAGTCCCGAATTAACCTCCTGATCTCATGAAAACCTGCAACGGCTGCATCCACGCCAAATGGCGCCTCACCAGCACCGGGCGGCTCCACCCCAGCGGGGAGGGGCAATGCACAAAGCGCATCAAGATCCCAGCCATCCCGGCCTGCCAATACTGGCCAGGAGAGATCCCCCCGAGGCCGACAGGAGGCTACATCTCTCGCCACCAGGAACTCAACGACCACTGCGTCTACTGGGAGTCTCCAAAGCCTCTTGCGACTGATTCTCAATCTCAACAGCCCTGATCGCCATGCTCTGCCCGTCCTGTGGAGGCAAAACCCACTCTGTCGTTACAACCAGAAATGACACCATCGAGTCCATTATCCGCAAACGACGATGCAGTAGTAAACAATGCGGTCAGCCCTGGTGGACCGGAGAGTTCGAGCTTCCTGCGAACTCTGTGATTTATGTCCGTCAGCAAAAAGATCACCGTAACTACCCCGTTCGTGCTAATATTGCACAGCGGCCTTTCCTAAACCCTAAGGCCGCGCTAGCGGGCATTGAAGATATTGCTAAAGCTCTAGAGGATCTCGCCGTAGTGGCCAGATCCTCGGTTAACCCTTAACCAATCTTCATCCACTCACCACCAACGTTACAACCACAGCATCACTCGTCATGACCAGCTCTACTTCAAACTCCGTCGAATTTCCTGAGCTAACTCCCGCCTCGGAGGCGATACTTCAGGCGTATCGGGACGCTAATGGGGCGACTAACATGTACTACCGTAGAGCGGTAGCAGCCTCACTCCGCGAAGCGGTGTACCTAGCATTCCCTGCATACACTGCATACAGCGGAAGTGATAGGCCCCAGGCCCATCCGATATTAAAGATAGCTGCTAATATACACAATGTGCCTCCTCCTACACGAGAGCAGATCGCTGATGATATGGCTTGGGTTAGTAGATATTCGAACTCTCCCCAGGTAGATTTACGCTTAAGAAAGATTAGAGAGTACATAGATATGCAGCAGCAAGAACTGTCAAATAGTGTTCTTATCAAGGACACCGCTGCTATCAATAGATTTTCAGCAAGACAGGCATTGAATCTACAATGAGCAATTCTTCACGATTCTGTATCATAAGTTACGATAGATTAAAATTAAACAGATTAGTAGGCAGAGATCTAAATGCTAAGCAACAGAATATACTGCTACAGAAGTTACTAGACAACAAGCCGTTCCGGCTTAGACTTAGTACAAAAATTACCTCAGCCTACGCTTATATAATTGCTTCATGTGTAGGCCAAGAATGTGCGCTTACCCGTTATCCGCGTGACTACGACCCTCCGTGGCTATCCCCTAGACAACTGCGAGCACTAAATGATTACCTTATTACGAAAGTCCTATCGCGCTACCCTTCAGATTCTGATATTGCAGGTTTTGGGAATTATCGAGATTACTACGGGCTAGGCCCCGAAGACTGGGGCGACATCTGACCCACCTCAAACACTTCTCTCTTACTAAAACCTCCATGTTCAAACACTTAATCCGCTCAATCCGCCGCCCGTTACTCCGCTTCTTATCCCAAGGTGATTTAATCATCATCGGTGACGTACATGCCCGACTTGATCGACCACTAATAGCGCTAGGGGTAGGCTACGTTGATGTTCTCGGTAACATCACCTGTTCGGATACCAACTTTGGCTGCATTGTCCCTCCGGGATACAGAGAACCCCCCAGTACCGCTTACGTGCTACCACAAGTAATACCATCTGCGTCAAGTAAGTATTGGATTATGGCTCCTCCAGTAAGCGCTGGATCTGTAGCCCCTGGGCCGAATTGGTACATGGTGTACTCAGGTGGAGTGTTTCATACAACTCTTAATCCTGGAGATATTGTCCAAATGGTAGAAGACCCTATTATGTGTAACTGGCTGTATCGAAGGGACGGTACGCTACATGCTCTGGTGGATAAAGCCGGTCAGTATATTATCCTCCGGCGCCTAAGCGCACCTTCGCAACCAACTTCTCCAATCGTATCCTGGAAAGAACCTTACTCATGACAAACCCCATCGAACAACAACAACAACAGCAGGGCCTGCAACAGGCCAATGCAACCTGTGACGACATTCCTCCCGGCCCGTTATCTGAGCATGATCTAATCGAGCAGTGGAACGCTCAAGCTGATCAGCACCATCAATGGGAGTCTCTGGAGTCTTCTGAGCAACTGGCATGGGCCCAGTCCCGAGCCATCGCCCGTGATCGAAACCTTCATGCCTCTAGCCTTATCGAGAAACAAGACAATATTGATGCGCTATTAACCGCCTTCCATCATGCTTATTCAGCCTATGGATGGGTCACCCATCAACAGTTCAATCCTTTACTAGAGGAGGCCGCTAGGTTGGCCAGTGTTGTCGAGGAAGACTGGGACGCCTCTGTATTTCCCTACACCAGTCAAGCTAAAGCCGAGGCGGTGTTATCTGACCATCACCATAACCTGGTACGCCAGGTAGCAACTGGGGGTCAGATCCGAGGAGCCGTAGCGTATCTGATCAGTAAGAAGCATCTTGATGGTGATTTACTCCCTGCCATTGAGTACGCTATCGCCCGCTGGGGTGTCCCCGCCACCACGCCAGCGCTAGGCGCTACCTCCAAAATCACCGGCCTCGCATGGCCCCAAACACTAGGCGATTGGAACCTTATGGGACCTCCAAATCGCCTTGGCGCCTGGCGTTGGTACAGGCGAACCGTCTATCAAGATGGCCACCCGGCCAAGCAGGGTGGCTACCCAATTGAACAGGAAGTTAAAATGGATAGCCAATTACAGCCAATGTGGGAAAGCCTGGTCGAAGTGGATAACCTGGATGGCCCACCATCGACCTTTCCTGCTCTGAGCCGATCCCCCGCCACTGCAACTGCGGGCGGTTTCGGTCAGGCGCCCCAGGCTGGGGAGGAGGAGTGATGTTACTACTCCAGATCCCAACCCTGGCAGACGCCTACCTCGCAATCGCAACTTGGGCCTATCGCCATTACGCCAGGCAGATGCAAGCCAGCGGCAAAAAGCCGACCGGCATCCCCGGCAACCGCGACCCCGATAATCCGTGCCCAGCGTTTGAACCTCGCCCCTGCAAGCTGGGGGACTTTACCGATTGTGAAACGGACGGGCACTATCTGTGCTCTGAATGCTGCCACAAAATACCAGCGCCTGTGGCCGGGCAGGTGGAGTCATGAGCCGTCTGTATCAAGATGACTATGGCGACGCCGAACCCTGGATGGAGGGCCAGCAGGCCGGGGCCCTGCGATCTGCTATCCGTGGCAATCGCGGCCAACAGTTCCTGCGCGATCTTGCGGCGGGGCTCGACGCCTTGCCTGAACCGAAGCTCTCCGCCGGAGCACTAGAAAACGAAGAAACAGGTTGCTGCTGTGCCTTTGGCGCGGTTCGCCGCTACAGAGGAACCGATGCTGTGCCGCTGTACTTCGACCCACGAGAAGAGGATTTGGACCCTCCCCACTTTGCGGAGCCTTTCAATGTAGCGACGGCGCTCGCATGGGAGGTTGTCGAGGCAAACGAAGGCTGGTCAGCCAGTAATTGCGAGGCCGCCATGCGCCAGCGCTGGTCAAGAGTTCGCGCTTGGGCGGCTAGGCAGTTGCTGCCCCAGGCTAAAGCCGGGGAGATGCAACCATGATCGGAGCATCGGCATCAGGAGTAATAGCTATCGGAGCCTCTATGACCGCCTCCAACGCAGCCCGCTTAATGTCTCAAGAGTCCAACGCCCCACGTACAGGAAAACCATGACGGAATCCCAACTTTCTCTACTGTTAGGCTTAGGCACCCTCTTCATAACAACTGCACTTCATCCTACACCTATTGGAATACTTGCTTGGACTTTAATCGCTTACGCTTGTGGGGAGAATCAATTATGACCTATCCTCATCGTCTACGGGCCCTGCCCGACAAAGCCGAAAGACTGGCTAAAGCCAATGAGTTCATCCGAGTCATAGCCACTACCGGGCGAAAGTTCTTTTCCCACCAAGACCGCGTAAGCGTACTGTGCCTGGACGGTCAAGGCCGAATCAATTTAATCGACTGTTACACAAAGCGCCTCGTCTATACCCACTACAACGGGGAATGGCGGGGATTCTCTCAAGGCGGGACCATGCGAAGTCTCATCATCCGATTAAGAGAATACATCCTAGGAGTAATCCCCACCGGAGCTGAGTTATTCGACAATCTGCCGATCCATTATGGTGATCAAACCATCTGCCCGAACTACGGGTAGGGCTACCCCGAGGACGACATGAACACCGTTATCGAGGCGGCCCGCCGGATTTTCACTACTCACACGGAGTCCACCTAATGCCTTTCGATCCGAGTAAAGAACGAGTTTATGTTTTATGGGGTGAAAATCTTGATGAGCCTCTTTATTTTGACGACTTAGATAAGTTAGATAACGACGGACTCATACTGTTACTAGCCCATCTAGTTTCCAGTATTGATACTATCAAGCATGATTACAGATCTATGGTTACGAGTTTACAAGGAGATAATCTGCTTATTACTAATAGACGGAGCATAAAGACTAAGATGTGGAAACTAGATCGCACTAGAGAAGTTTACATTAGATTCAAGACTCAGATTAGAGCCATCTTAGATATTAGAGAGACCGAGAGGAAAGCTGCTGCGGATAGAGTACGCAAACGTGAGCATGAACGCCGCAGACGAGCACGTAACCGGCTAACACCAGAGGATGTAGAATCATACACAACTATTGCCCACAAAGTAGTATTAGCCTACAATAGTATCCTGCGTGGCCAACTTCGGCAATTGCTACAGGATGATGTTCTCTACAACCGCATGGAAGCTGCAGCCCATGCTAACGCTATCGAGGAAGTGACAGAGTGGGTAAAGCAGCAACAAGATATACCCGAAGTTGTCAAAGAGCGCTGGCTCAAAAATAGTGCCAAGTCTGTGAGGAAGCGGACCCGGCGGCACAGCCTGGGGGATGAGAATCATTCTCAGTCTCATGAGTCTCAAGATGAGACAGCCCCATGACGATGTATCGCCCCCGAGCCTGTTACACCCTGTCCATGGACAGTGGTGGGGTGGCCTTCCCAGATGACCCAGTGACCTTCCTAGCCGACTGTGCTCACTGGTGGGCCTGGCTCCAGCAGGCCGATCCTGACGAGATCGCCCGCTATCCTGAGAACGGACATCTCCATTATTCATTACCACCCAGATTCCCATGACCATTGAATGCGTGTCCCAAGTCACTAATGACGAACCCGGCAGTGATGAGCTTCTCCATGCCCAACTCCAACGCTCAGGGCTCATGCCAGAACCAACACCACCCCTATTCCGAGCATCACAAATCATGGAGTTAATGACTTTAACAGACTACCAAATAACGTCATCAGCGACTGCGGTCTACCCTGAGACAAATTCCATTATCTACTGCACACTAGGCTTATGCGGCGAGACCGGGGAAGTAGCGGAGAAAATCAAAAAAGTTCTCCGTGACAATAACGGCGAGTTGGATGCGGACTCCGTAACAGCGATCAAACTAGAATTAGGCGATGTTCTCTGGTATATAGCTCAATTAGCTACTGAACTAGGACTAAGTCTTGACGCAATAGCTAAGGCCAATATCCAAAAGACTCAAGACCGCCAGAAGCGCGGCCAACTGGGCGGGAGCGGTGACAACCGATGAGCAGTCCCATGAGACTCATACTGAGACAGCCCCTGTGACCCCCGAGCCCGCTTGATCCCATGCCTGCCACCGCTTTCCCGTTTTCTAACCCTGCCCCGCTGCCCGCCTTTCTACCCTACCGGGTGGCACACGAAGTAACGCAGAACTTCCCATTAGTAATGTGCGATGTTAAACAACCAATAGCCAACACATATATGGTGATCGTCCAGTCTGGTCGAGATCATCCGATATACGAACAAGTAAAGTTCGCCCTTCGTGTAGATATGGATAGGGTGGAATCCATATACAACGACGATATTGATGTTTTTATTGAGGAGTTGGTAGAAGGGTTGATAGAGAGGATGGTACGACAGATAAAACCTAATGTATCGGAAGCTCTGCTAAAGGAATTTGCACCGTGGATGTTCGCTACTGATCCCCACGAGCAGACATCGACATGAGCTTACTACCACGCCACTTCTCCGCCTCCGGCGGAAAAACCCGGCAATCTGCGGTAATTTCTGGCACCCTTAGATAGACTCTGCCTATCTCTACGGCTTCGCCCATACCCCCAGTGGTTGCTCAACGCCCAGTAAACAATGAAGGACTCACCGCAAAGCAGATCATCTGCGCGGAAGCCATCGCGGAAGGCCATTCTCTAGGCGAAGCTGCCCGGATCGCCAAGGTTGACCCCAAAACGGTCCACAACTGGCGGAACACCGCTGTGTTCATGACCGGCTTGACCCGCCGGATCCAAGAGAGGACCGATATTAGCGGAACACAAGGTGTAGGGTTAATACCTGAATGCCTAAAGGTGCTCAAGACGATTATGAATGATGACACAGCGCTAAAAGCCGATAGAATCAGAGCTGCATCGACCATAATGGCGTCCGCTAATGTCTACAGAGAACAGCGAGAGACGGAAGCCATAATCAAAAAACTCGAAGAGCGCATCGAACGTCTCACTAGCGCCACCACAGGTGTTACAGGCCAGGCGTTCCTTGATCTTGAATCGGCAGCCGTCGAGGAAGCTACGCCCCCCGAGGCCGAGTGAGAACCGGAGCGTCCCTCAAATCTCGTCTGGCTCAACTGGAGAAGAAGGTCGCTCAGCGCGAAGCTGCAGCAGCTAATCACGCCAGCGCGAAGCTACTAACTTCGTTACCTCCTGTAAAGAACTGGGAGGAGTTCGCTCCGCTTACCTGGATCAAGACTGGTGACGACGACGGTGCCAAGATTGAACCCTTCGCACCGTATGAGTTCCAGAAAGAATTTGTACGCATACTCCACAATTCTCGCCGGATTCAAGTCCTCAAATCTAGGCAGATCGGCATATCTGAAGTTATCTGTAATTATCTACTAAACAGGGCATTAACAGAACCCGGCTTTACTGCCGTAATTGTCTCAAAAACAGGCAAGGACTCCGAGGAGCTAGCTATACGGGTCCGCTTCATGGCGGAATCCCTCCAAGGCGAGTCACTAACATGGCTATCGGATAGCACTAAGCGGCTATCCTGGAAAGGGCGAGGCACTCTACATTTCCTAGCTCCTACAGGTCGGGGCGTCCGTGGTATCCCAGCCTGCTCTGTGCTCTTCCTCGACGAAGCCGCCTTTATCGACGGAGTAAAAGATTTATATCAAGGAGCCAGCCCTTCACTGATGAAGTTAGGCAAAGCCGGGAAAGTGATCATAGTCTCTACTCCAGACATGGAGTCAGACTGGTTCGGCGAAATGTGGACAACGGGCCTCCCCTCCGACTGGTATGACTATGTAGAACGTCGTGATCTAATAGGTCTTCAGACCCTTCTAGACAAAGCCGGGGAAGCGGACGGATGGGCACGGGTAGCGCTTCATTACTCAATGCACCCACAGTATGGTGCAGACCCTACCTGGCCGGAAACTTATAGAAAACAAGAGAAGCTAACGCTAAACCAATGGGCGGCGGAATTTGAGCTTAAATTCGGTGCTACCGCATCTGCCATATATGACAGCCTGTTAGTCAAAAAATGTGCTAAAGGTTCCTTCGATGAATGCGGTATGGCCAACCGCATCTACTCCATGGGAGTGGATCCTAACGGAGGAGGTAATGATTACTTCACCGCTGTAGTGCTTGACGTAACCTCTAAACCACGTCGCGTGGCGGCCATGTATCGGGAACACTACAAATCCTCCCCGTACAGCTTAGCAAAGGTAAAAGAGTTGATAGAGAATTTTCTACCCTCTAAAATCATAGTAGAGAAGAACTCCATGGGCATTGTCATAGCGGAGGCGCTTGCACTGCAATCCATGGGGACTGAAATAGAGCTAGTCTATATGTCTGATCCCATCAAAAACGCAATAACCGACAGAACTCTCTTTATGATGGAGGATGATGACCTAATATTCCCTGACGGGATCATTGCTGCTGAGCATCGAGCATTCCGCCGGGATGACCACGGAAAGCGGGGGGCAGGGGGGTCGGCCCACGATGACACAGTTATAGGTGTGGCCCTGGCAGCCATGGCGGCCCCCGGCTCTGTCGATCTCCTGGGCTTCCTCAAGGCGGCCTGAGCGCGTACTACGCGAAAAATGTACATGTATTGCTGGATTTCTTAAAAAACCCTGGACTCTATGAAAATACCCCCAACTCTCTTAAAAACCCCTGGACTCTATGAAAAAACCTCCATCTCTATGAAAAACCATCCCTCATCTCTATTAAAAAACCTCCATCTCTATGAAAAACCCTCATCTCTTGTCGCCCCCCGAGGCCGTCGCTACACTGAAAGCAGGCAGGACCGCGCTTGAAATCAGTATCTCCCGAAGCTCCCGATAATTCCGTCGCTATCGGCAATCGTAGCGATGCTGATGGCATGCGTACAGATGGAGCTTTAGTCAATGCCTTTACAGGCATGGGAATAGCAGGTAAAGACAGAACCCAATCAACAGGCATACGGACTAGCTATCTACTCTCTCATCCAGAACTTGAAGCTCTTTACTCCGTAGGGCTACCCCGGCGTTTTGTCGATTCTATTGCCGATGAAGTCCTTAAACATCGTGTTACAATCAAACTAGGAGGCCGGAAAGCTTCCCAAGAGATTGACCAGATCACAGATTTTGAAGCCTACCTCAAAGAGATAAAGTTCCACCGGGTGTATGCCGAAGCTGTCCGCCTCCAGCGCCTCTACGGTGGAGCCGCTATTGTCGCTCTTGTCGATGATGGCAACGAAGATCCGGAAACACCTGTAAACTACGACCGCATTCGTGGTATTCGTGGACTATGTGCGTTATCACGCCACGAAATATTTCCCATGGACGTGTCCGTTATGGACTACTCCAAACCCGAGATGTATAGAATTACTACCAATCAAAAATTAGACAAAGACCAAGCGAGCCCTGTAACAAATATGCGTATCCATCACACTAGAGTTAGCCGCTTTGATGGACTATACCTACCCTGGCGACAACGCCAACAACAACAAGGCTGGGGCCAAGCACCATTACAAGTAGTATGGGATTCATGGAAACTGTATGAAACGTCCATTAGAGGATTATCTTCTAGTGTTACAGACTCTTCGTTGTTCTGGCATAAAGTGCCAGGGTTAATGGAGATGGTGAGAGCCGGTAACGCTAATCAGGTAATGAAACGCATGGAGATAAACAATATGTCTAGATCCTCCTATGGAGGATTCTTAATAGACGCGAATGAAGAGATAGGCTTTGCTGAAAGATCCCTCAACAACATGGCGCAAGCCACCGCACCTTTTGCTGAGTACATGCAGGCTACTACTGGTTGGCCCGCGTCAATCCTAATGGGCACCAGTCCTGGCGGCCTCGGGAAAGAAGGGCGGTTTGAAGAGCGGATATGGGCCTCGCTAGTAGAAGACTGGCAGACTGTCTATTGCCAAGACCCTATTTCCGATATTTTTGAGCTTTTTATGCGGGCTAAGGACAGTCCCATGCGGGGCACCCCACCAGAATCGTGGGAAATTTCGTTCCCCTCGGTGTTCGTTGAGACCGCCACGGAGAAGCTCGCTGTACAGAAGTCCAGAGCTGAAATAGACAATATTTATGCAGCATTAAGAGTGCTAAGTCCTATAGAAATTAGAAATAATCGCTACGGCTCAGCGGAATACAGTATTGAGACTGTGCTGGACGAGACCGTATCCGCCCAGTTACAAATGCAAGAGGATAGCATGTTTGAAAACAATATGAATCAGTTACAAGCACAAGCATTCCAGGCGCAGGGTTTAGGACCAGACGGCCAGCCGATCCCCCCCGAGGGCGGCGAGGTCCCTGGCCAGTCTCAACCTGCGTCTCAAGAGTCTCAACCGGCGAAGCCCGCGCCCAAGACCGACAGCTACGAGGCTCTGGGCCTGACCATCGACGTGCTCAAGCATCGAGACGGCGCCAGCCTGGGCTATCCGGTGGGGACCACTACCCGGAACGACGCAGCAGGCCCGGATATCGGCGGCCTGGTGTTGCTCGGGCCCAGCCGATCCAGGCGCTATGCCCGGCTCAACTCCACCATTAAGCTCGGTGGGGCGATCCTCCCTGGCCCGCAGGTTACTGGCTATGCCTCGCTCCGGGCTGCTAGGAAAGGCTTAGCGGCTTTTCTACCTAAGCAGACGATCTTCACGCTTAAGCCCGCCCCCGAGGACGTTAAATGACCGACATTCGTACGGCTACTTTCCTAGCTATTCAACTGAGGATAGATGCTAAGACTCGAAACACCATTGCGTGTAAGCCGCCTAATCGGCGTTGTGGATCTCGCTGCATTCCTCCTGAATGGGACTGCCGGCTAAAGGGGGAAGGCGGTGATGGACATTTAAAAGCTGCGGGAAGAGGTAGTGATCCATTAGCTGCACTCGCCAGCACACAAAGAGGGCTCGGTCGCCTTAGAAAAGGCATAACTACTGGCAACTTCTCAGAATTAGAAGGCGGTAGAAAAGCCGTCATTCGCGGTGCTGTTAAAGCATCCCCTCAAGATCTTAAGAAGAAAAAAGAACTACAAGCTGCTCTAGTTCAAGGGTCCATAGGCATCGGTGTAGCTCTTGCCGTACTCGGGGGAGGAGTTCGTGCCCACGGCATCTTAAGCAATATCCGCAGCTACAGGGAAGGTATTGGTAAAAACATTGATGACAGTGTAAGTAATGCACTGCATTCGGTGCTAGATCTACATCCGGCGCGTGCGCGTACCAAAACTGAAGCTCGTAATGCTGTCGCTGAATTAGTGCGCCGTCGCAATGGCGTAGGAGCAGTAGCTGGTAGAAACTACGGATTACCTGATACTTCTGATATTCTTAAAACCAGCCCTTTAGACTACTCCCCGTTTTCGGCTGTAGGCCAGCGGGTTAAAAATGTAAGTCCTAGCGCCTACACAGACTTTGGTGAGTGGCATAAAGCCTCATACAAAGCGATGTGGAGCACGCCACGCTTGAAAGAACAGCAAATCTATAGAGTCGGTGACGGTTATCAATTCGCAACGCTCTCGGGGGAGGATTTTCTTAGAACTCATTACAAGGTGACTGGCGGTGCTGAAGTGTCAGGCGTGAAGCTGGTGCAGCAGATCGCAGATCAATTGGATGCTGAGCACAAGACTTTGACTAATTACGCGAAAGACCGGGGCTTTAACCTAGGTAAGTTAGAAGATCGCCATAGCTTAGCTAACACGCTGCTCGATGCTCAACAGCTAACCCCAGCAGCCAGAGAACAAGCCCGTAGCCAGCTCCTAGGTACGCTGCACCCCAATTTCCGAGCAATTGGTACAGCAAGGACTATCTATGGTAAGACAATCTCAAGCTATGATACTTTCTACGAGTCTATTATTAACTCTTTACCTAAAGTCTACGGGCCAACAGGCTTAAGGAAATCCGTACCTCTAGACCAATACCCAGTAATGCAGAACGCGATGCAGGGGCATGCGGAGTTCTTTGCTACGCGGCTATACCCTACAGCAGGTAGGCAGGCGGTTAAAGGCCCATACTCTGCGGATCTAGTTAACCAGCATTATTTCCAAACTAATGGCTTTCCTGCCAGTGTCAATACGCTGTGGTCTGCCCCGAGCCTGACTATTCAAAAGGCCGCCTCAGAGCATGCAGGTAGGCCGATCAAAGACCCTTCCGAAGCTTTGACAATACTCAAGGGGACCGGTGCATTCGAGGGGCTTCAAATAAGACCCCCTAATGAGCTAAACACACGTACCGGTAGAGCTATTCCGCCAATACCTCCGATGAACCGTCCTCGACGGGCTAGGGGGAGCTTCAAATTCACTAATGTAGAGGAGCAGCAGTCTTATCTAGACGTGCTTAAAGCCCTAATGGGTAGGACATTGCCTAATGGCAAGCCTTTGTATAAAAACCAGAAGTCAGCGGAGGCGGCTGCCCGCGTAGTAATCCAGCGCCGCCGCATGGAAGCAAGAAAGCCCCCCGAGCGCGGTGATGCTTATTTCCAGGCTTTTGCTGCGACTATTAGGCAGGACAAGCGCTGCGGTAAATCCGGTATTCCTGATAACAGGAACTGTTCTAAGAAAACATTGGCCGCTCAAGTCTCTTCTGGCGGAGGTGGGCAATCTACAGCAATCCCAAAAGAGAAGGACAATACTCTCCGTAATGTGGCTATCGGTGCTGGAGCAGTGGCTGCCACAGCCGTAGGGCTCGCACTCGGGGTGAAATCTCAGCAGGTATTCGCCTATAGGAGAAATGTGTCCAGATCTGCTATAGACGCCGAGGCTATGGCTAAGGATATGGTGCGTGAGTTTAACGAGAAAGCGGCGAAGCGCTTAGGTAAGGATGTCAAAGACGTTACTCCGTTTGAAGCATCTACCTACAACTTCAAAGATAAAGGATATGATACTGGGTTTAGTGGTATGGACAATACCCCAGCATTTTACGGGCAAACACAGAGTAGTAAAGGCGCAGTAGTCATGCTTTCTTACGCAGACGATGGTACTTTCACTAAGCGTGGTCAAGGTAGTCATTTGATGGCCGAAGGTGGAGCTTTTCGAGAGATCTGGGGCGAGCATGATATACTCCCTTTTGCTAACAAAATCTCCCAACCTATTAAGCAAGGTGCCGACGATCTAGACATGAAGACGCGGAAAGCCCGCATAGGCATGCTCCCTAAAGTAGCTCAGAAGCCGGCTACTACGGCTGTAGAGATGAAGAATGCGTTTAAGCAGATGGATTATTTGCGAGGTAATATAGAAACTCGTGGGTTTAATCCTGATGCAGTACGTGCAGCAGCTTTTGTCGCAGCACAACGTCGGTTAACCGGCAAGCCTGTCCACATGCTAGCCTACAGCAATGGGGGAAATGTGGCGTCGGAAACATTAGCTATTCTAGCCGAAATGGGTTATAGAGATGTCAAAGTTGTTAATGTAGCAGGCCCCACTTTCGGGGTGTTTAATCATACAGATGAGAATATGCGAACATGGGTCAGCAAAGGAGATATGTTTTACGCAACTATGGGTAAACGTGCGTTCGCTAGCAGTCCGGTGCGCATGTTACAGAATAATAATATTCCTCATGGACTTAGCGAAAAAATTGATCCTAATAACCCAGAGTTTGGGGCTAACTGGAGAAAATACTTTAAGGCTGGTGATAGTTATTTATTAGATAAGCAGTTACAGAAAGAGGCACACAGTTATTTAACAGTGGACCGTGCCCGCTCAAAGGAGTTGACTAATGAAATGGTATGGCGTATAGCCAGCGATAAACCAATAGAGGGTGATCTACAAGTTTTATTTGGTAATAAAAGTAGAGATGTTAAAAGTCGGTATATCAAAGCTCTTAGCACAAATAAGCAGCAAGCACTACTTCAACTACGCTCAGAAATTGAAGATCGTATGATTGATGTATGGTACGGAGGTTACGATCCTAACAAGGTAAAGCGTAGTAGTAAATCCCTGCGAGCTGAAGTACAGCAGAATGCCACCGGAGCTAAGACAGTTCCCCCCGAGCCCGCCACTTCCTCTAACTAAAGTGCCACACCCAATCAAAATGCAAATACGCTGGCCAAAGGTGTTGACTGTTCCTGTCGTAGCCACAGTTATATTCGGCGTAGGTTTTCTAATCCGTTGCGAACATTCCCCCACCCTGCCTGGTGGGTGGCCTAGCTGTTGGATTGTCAGTGGCTCTATTATGGGAGTTCCTTTTATGAAAAGTATGGCTGAGAAGGCTGGCTTCGTGAATGGTTTTAATACATATAACCCAGCTCTTCGCAAACCTCGTGAGGAGGACGAGGTCACTTAATCACACATCCACCTCTCCCTTTTTCTCTCTTTATCCTTAATTATCGTCATGATCATCAGTCAAGAGTGGAAAACAACAGTCCACGCACTCAACCTCTCCCAGCCTGACGCTTCTACATGTCAGTCCGCCTGCATTGCGATGGCGGTAGGTGATAAAGACGTGCTAGGTGTTCGTCGTAAATTGAACCGCCTGCCTGGTGCGGCGGGGGATACTACCAACATGGGCAAAGTAATTCGTGGTTATATCGGTGACCGGTATATCTACAACAACACCGCTTCGCTCAATGACATTGTTGGTTATCTAAAAGCTGGTGAGTTTCTCATCACTCACGGCTATTTCACCGGATCTGGGCATGTTATTGCTCTCGATGGTGTGAAACTGAAAGCGGACGCCACTTATGCCTTCAATGTCAAAGATCCTTGGTCGGAGTTCGACGGCCCTAGCTGGACCTACAACAACCCCCAGTCCACATTCTACGACGGGTTTTATTCCGATAAAATCATCTATGCTGCGTGCATGCCCAGCGTGAGTGTTTGGGACGCTGCTCAATGGTACGATCGCCGACCTGATTACAACCTAAAGAGGGCCTGGGTGCATAGAATCTTGCCGGCTGTGCCTCAACGGTAACCTGAGGGGGAGAATCCCTATCTACCCAGGCCATGCCGATCCCCGCAGCATTCCTTAAAAAGGGTCGTAAAAAGGCCGCCGAGGGCAGCGCTGCGGGGAAAGGAATGGAGTCTTCGAAGATGGAGGAGGGAGAGTCCCCCGAGTACGGTGATGCCCCCCACGGGAAAGGTAAGAAGCCTTGTGCCGCTTGCATGAAGAAGGGTAAGAAGAGTGGCTCTTGTGGCTGCGCAGCTAAAGCAGCAATGGACGCTGTACTTACTCCTATGGAATATCTTGATGCTTGTGAACTTGGAATCAATAAACACAGTAAGAATTATATCCGTGGTGTGTTGAGTGTAAGAGAGGACAAGAAGTGCGGTGCTTCCGGCATTGCTGAAGGCAAAAAGTGTACTAAAGGCTTAGTCGGTACTGTAAAATCCTCCCTTGGTAATGAAAACGTCCAGACCGGCCTTAAAGTAGCCGCCGTTGCTGGTAGTATTGCTGCAGGTACAGTGGGTGCTATGAAATATCGAGGAATGCAGAAAAATGCTATGTCTAACCTAAGAGTTGCGAAAAACTTACGTGTGACTAGCCGCATGTCCAATCCTCGCCCTACCAATTCCGCTGGTGGCATTCCAGACCCATGGACAAATCAAGTTAGCAACTCACAAGCCAGTATGGCACGGTCTATGAATAACAAACAAGCTCGGGGGATGTTGTCTCAAGGCGCTATACCTCCATCTAAAGCGAGAGTACGGAAGGCGACAAAAGCTGCAGTATCTACAACAATGGCTAAAGCCCAAGCTGGGGTTGCTTCAACACGCCGCGCTGCGCGTAAAACCCAAATCGGGCTGATTAGGCAGAAGCGCAGGCTCTTTAGTGGTAACTGAGGTGGGACTACTCACACCTCTAACCATCCGCCTTGACAAATCCCCCGCCTGGCAGCGCAAGGAAGGCAAAAACCCCGAGGGCGGCCTTAACGCCGCAGGCATCGCCTCCTACCGCAAGCAACATCCAGGCTCGAAGCTCTCCCTCGCGGTAACGACCGACCCCTCCAAGCTCAAACCCGGATCAGCGAGAGCAGAAAGACGACGGAGGTTCTGTGCCCGCATGTCGGGAATGAAGCGTAAGCTAACCAGCGCGAAAACCGCTAATAACCAGGATTCACGGATCAATAAGTCGTTACGGAAATGGAATTGCAACTGACCGCAGCGCGGCTGCGCCTGGATAAGAAGTGCGGGAAATCCGGCATTGCAGCGAACAAGAAGTGTGGAAAAAGCGTAGCCCCTGCAAGCAGCTCAGGAGGTATCATAACCCCGAGAACAACCACCGCAGCCGTAGCTACAGGAGTCGTTCTTGTAGGAGTGCTCAACAGGAGAAGATGGACTCCTGCAATTGAACGTGCCTTCAAGGAAGCTATTGCATTATCAACTCCGCAAAATCTCCCCAAAGGTAGTAAGTTCCTAGCCAAAGGTTATGCCGGGGCCATTCACGTCTCCCCGGATCGTAAATCAGTCTTCAAGACAAACTTCAAGAAAACCCTTGTCGGGCGGCGACAGTTCCTGCGTGAAGTCACGCTGCAGGCCAAACTACACGATAAGGGCATCAACACTCCGAATGTCCTAGCTGTCGATTCGGCGCGATCTATAACTCAAATCGAGTACATGGACGGGTACAAGAACTTAGCCAAAATCGTAGAAAGCGGAACCAAGCAGGAGAAGGCCCGCTACGCGAAGCAGTTTGTCTTAGAGATGTCGAAGCTGCATAAGGCCGGGTACGCACATGGAGACATGCACCTGGGTAATGTTATGGTCAAGGATGGCGATGTTAAATTGATCGACTGGGGCTACGCCAAGCCGATCAAATTCATGCCTACTTCAGGTCTACGCAATGATATGGACCACATTAACTACATGCTGAATAAACTAGATCCTATAGAACATAGGAAATTCTCTGATCTGATCAAGGAGACCGGGCTTACTAAAAACGCTCCCACACAGCAAGCCTACAACAAGTTCTGGGATAGGTACTTAGGTAATGCGCCCCGCCTGACAAGACGTGTGGGAAATCGGCTGCGATAGCCTTAATTATGTTTCACAATAAAGTAAGAATCAAACCCTTGCTAATGTCACCAGTTCCGGCTGATATTGATATTTACCATTCCGATCCGCATAAGTAGTTTCACAGGGATCCCCCTCAAAGAAAAGCAGTTGGCAGATACCCTCTTCGGCATAAATACGGCAATCAGCACCAGAAGAATTACTGAACTCCAGGGTTAGGTGCCCCTCCCATGCCGCTTCTGCCGGCGTGGTATTCACAATGATCCCCAACCGGGCGTAAGTGCTTTTCCCCAAGCAGATCACAGTGATATTCGGCGGCACCAGTAGTTTCTCCAGCGCTACCCCGAGACCGTAGGTATGCGCCGGCAGGATGAAGTAGCGACCATCCTCATCCTGATGGAGAGGAGTTGGCTCCAGGTTGGCGGGATTGGCCCGCTTGGGGTTCATCACCGTGCCGGGGACATGGCGGAAAATCTTAAATTCGGCGGCTGATAGCCTAATGTCGTAGCCATAACTACTTGTGCCAAAGCTCAGCACCGGAACCTCGGCTGGCGGCCAATCAAGATCCAGGAGCGAGGCACGTTCGCTCTGGAAGCGCTCGGCTACTTTGACCTTCCGCACTAGCTCCTGCTGATAGGGCTCGATCATCCCAGCGGCAGCTTGCTGCCTTATCCAGATGTCGTTCTTAAGCACAAGCTTTTTGGCGAGTAGCTGCTAGCTTACGCCCCCGAGCGCGACGGTTACGGCGTTTACGTCCAATAGTGGGGGAGGCACTAATCAAGATAGGTAGATAATTAGGTCTCGTATTGTGATAGACGCGATTCATTGCCGCCTTGGTGCATTCAGATAGTATATGCGCAAACTGCTTAGAATCAAGCAATATAGTGTCCAGTTTCTCCCTCATGTTACAGTTCTCTACGATGCGCGCAACCGGCTCGTTTAGTAGTTCAAGCATTTCATCAGCAGTCATGCCTGTAGTAGTGCAAGCAGCATTTTTCATGTTTATCCCTAGGTCGTCCTTAAACATGGCAGTTTGAAAAGTAAGAGCGTGGTTTAACTAAACTAAATGGCTGATCCGCCACTGGATTAAGCATCCAGAAAGGGTGCTCCAATACACGTAGAATTTGAGGATTGCAGCCATAAATATTGATGAGCTGCTCTCTAAAAACTAAGATTTGCGTGTTTAGCTCCTCTAGACTCAACCCGCCATCGGGTTCATACATAAACAACGCAAGCGCTGCAGTGGTTTGTACTGCTACGAGGTCTATCATAAGAAGTGGTGCGTTATTCATAAAAAGCTCTGTGTAGTTCGCGCATAGCTACTAATCTCTTCCCCCGAGCACGCCTGCGTCTTCGCTTACGCCCGATAGGGAATGATTCCTCGTTAACCCATGAATAGAACAAACCCCGCATAATCTCATCACGCCGCTGTAGCTCTAAGTTCAGCTTACGACTAAACTCCACAAAAGGTTTGCTGCTCTCGTTCAAAGCAGCACCAAAAGCCCGTAGAGCCTCTTTTAACTGCACGCTATTAGCATTTATCTTGGCCACAAGCTCTTTATTCATAAAACTCAAGACAAGTGTCCACACAGGTGCCTCGCTAGAATAGCACACATACCCCCGGTAATCATGCCCATAACCACCGCTTCACTAAGATTCGACAAGAAATGCGGTGCGTCAGGCATACCAGACAACAAGAAATGCTCCAAAAAGACCACTGCATCCAGTTCTAACCCAGCAATCACCCCGAGCCTGCTCGGCAAAGTCGCCCTTGGGGCCGGGATCGCAGTCCTAGGCGTCTCCGCCGCACGCCGTTTCGCTCGCCGCGACCCTAATTGGAAGGGCTTCACCGCCCCTGGTGAGGACTGGGATCGGATCGAAGCCGAGGCGAGAAAGCGCGGCAAACAGTGGGATGTCTTTGAAGATAACAAGAAAGCCAACGCAATTGTATGTGCAGCATCCAAGATTGATCACTGGATTAGAGAAGATGACTTTGTTCCGACTCCACGATGTCTAGGGGGCCAAGGTGCTTACGGTAATTATGTTGTCCACCCGTCTAATAAATACGGTATAAAATACTTAAAGAACAACGACCTCGGGGGGACACCTAATAAATTCCTGAGCGGTCCCACAGAAAGCTTACTCCCTGAAGGGGAGATACTAAGGCACGCTAACATCAATAATGTACCATCCCCTCAGCTATACAAAGCTACTGACCGGGTATTGGTCATGGAACACTTGAACAATTACTCCCCTTTATCTACGCATGGGGTAAGTTTTAGTATTTTCTCGCTTAAATACACCGCACCACTACAGTTAAAACGCCAAATGTTAGATCTCTATCGCTCTTTACACATGAGTGGCCTCGTACATAACGATGGGCACTTAAGAAACATAATGTTTAACCCAAAAACCAGAAGCCTTAAATTCATTGACTTCGGCCTAGCCGAGTTCGCTACAGAAAATCGAACTAGCGCCCGCGATTTCATCAATGAGCTTACTCAAGTACCACGCCGCGTAGGTTTATCAGAATACGCAATAGAGACATTTGAAAGCCGGTGGGCTCCTCAGTGGGATCCTGTAGAAAACGCGCTGCGTACTTATGAAACCGATCACGTAGACAAAGTTGTAAGAGGTTATTACAGAAGTTTAGAGACCGCTTTATTAAAAAGCTACTAGGCTGATTGCCCCTAAACGCCAGCCGTAAACTGGTGCATGAGCCTAGCAACAGCTACCCGCTACGACTTCCTCTCGCTGCCTATCGTCGGCTGCAAGATAGACCCGGAGTCGGGCTACCTCCAGGTCCGGGCCCGCACCGCCCGCACCGGCCTCCAGAAATACCGCCGCGCTGACGGCAGGGTCGAAACTGAGTACCGCCCGGAAGAGGAAGTAGGAAAGCCAGAAACCCTAGCATCCTTCGGGATGAAGCCAGTTACTTGGCATCATCCTCCGCAGCTCCTTGATGCGGATAATACAAAGATGTATCAAATCGGGCATGCTGGTTCGCATGTCCACTTCAGCGACGGTTTTGTTGAAGTCGCGCTTCTTGTTACTGACCAAAAATCCATCGACAACATCCAACGTAAGGATTCTCCCGATCACGCTGTAGAAGTCTCCGCCGGCTACCGGGTCGATTATGACCCTACCCCCGGTCAAACACCATCAGGCGAGTCCTATGACGGTGTCCAACGCAATATCCGCGTCAACCACATCGCCATTGTCCCTAAAGGACGTGCTGGCCCAGAAGTCAGGTTGCTGTTAGATCGAATGGATTCTACGGCAGCGGTATCTTTTGATCAAGCACTCCTCGATTCCCCCGAGCCCGTACCCCCCGCGAACCCCGTTATGGCCCGTATCAATCTCGATGGAGTCGATGTTGAGGTTGCCCCTGAATATGCTCCGCTGGTGCAAGCCTATGTGAGGGATTCCAGCAAGGCCCTCACTGAACTGCGCACTGCTAATTCCACTCTGCAGGAAAAGCTAGATACCCTGCAGAGTGATTTTTCCGACCTGGAGGCTGAGAAGGAGATCGCCGAGGGTCGCGCCGATGGGCTTCAGGCCACGATTGATACCGGGGAACCCAGTGAGATTCACCTCGACGAAGACAACATCGACGCGGTTCTCGCTCAGATCCCAGCTTCCCGGTTGGACACCTTGGTAGCCGCCCGCCTCGACACTCTCCAACTCTTAGCACCCACCTTTGAAGACGATTTCGTCTTCGACGGCATCGAGGCCGATGAGTTGTATGTCCAAGCCTACGAAAACATCTTCGGTGAGGCCCCAGATGAGGAGATGGAAGTCGCCCAAATGAGGGGCCGGGTTGAGGGGGCCCTGGCCACGCTTGATGCTGAAGATCCCCCCGAGGCCGAACCAGCTCCCCGAACCGATGCTGCCGATTCCACCGGCAAGCTGCGCACGGCCCTTCGCGGTGTCCAACGGCGCGATGCTGCAGCATCCTCCGATAGCTACAAGCAGAAAACCAACAATAGTTGGCAGAAACCGCTGACTGCTTCTAAGAGGCGATGACTCTTTCTTTCTATTAAAGGCTAATCCCCTCTACTCACACCTCCGGCCATGCCTCTAATTTTCACCTCAACCTCAGTAACCTCCCCTATCGGGGTTCAAGGTTCATACCCCCTGACTTCCGCTGGTGCCCATGAAGGGATGCTGGCCAATCTCAACTCTTACGACTCTTTCACCGGGATCAATCAGACCAGCGCGGCGCTACCCTTCGGGGCCTTGGTTCAGGTAGACACAGCCGGCGGTCGAGATGATAACGCCATGACCCTCTCCACCGGGGTCACCGGCAACTTCGGCATCCTGGCGGACTCCTTCACATTCGAAGGGGTCGCCTCCGGCAATGCCAGCTATCTGTCGAGCGGGATCCCAGGGAGCAACCTGGCCGCCGATGGCCGGCCTGGCTACCCCAACCGGAAGTCGCTCAACGTCATCCGCCGGGGCCAAATCTGGGTCTACGTCACCGAGGCCGTGGCCCTGACGGATGCTGTCAGGTTCTGGGATACCGACCACTCCGGCACCGTGGCCGGGGCATTCCTGGGAAGGTTCTGCAAAACAGCCTCCGGCACCCGGACGACCCTGTTCACCAACGGTGCCCGCTGGATCACCAAGACCACCGGGGCTGGCCTGGCTGTCTTGGAAGTCGAGATGGCCGCCGCCACCTTTACCGCCGACACCTAATCCCTGACCATCACAGGTCCCCCACTACTTAATCCCCCTCCTTCTATCTATCCTCGCGAGAGGCTCCGACTATGTCCAACGAACGCCTCGACAACCACGGTTTCTTCCTCGCGAGGGAACTTGAGCATATTATCACTAGAGCGTTTGAAGTCGAGTACGCCGACATCAAATACTCTAGCGTTCTGCCCATTAACAGTGAAGTGTCTAACGGCAAGGACTCCTACACATATAGGATCTACGACCAACAAGGCTCGATGCGGCGGATTGCCGATAAGGCAAAGGATCTCCCCCGCGCTGATGTGTTCCGTAAGGAAGTAACCCACAAGGTCGAATCCTACGGTTCCAGTTTTGGCTACACCGTCCAGGAGCTGCGAGCTGCGGCTGAAGTCCCCAACACAAACCTGGAGCAACGCCGCGCTAACGCTGTGCGCCGCGTCTATGAAGAAACGATGCAGCGTATTTCCTATTTCGGGGATCCTGCTGCCGGCCTTCGCGGCTTCTTCAATTCCGATCAACTCGACAAGATCGTACCTGATAAGTGGTTCGACACGTCCGGCATCACCGCCGATGAAGTTCTCGAACTCCTCAATGAACCGGTAACCCGGATCGTCGAGAACAGCAACATGAAAGAACAACCAGACACCATGTTGGTTCCGTACAATGTGTTCCGAAAGATCTCCACAATGAAGCTCGGGACGGCTTCGGACACCACTGTCATGGAGTTTTTCCTCGATACCAACGAGGTCATTAAGGACATTGAACCCATCAATGAGCTTACTGCCTCTAAATCCGGCGGGTTCTTGTCTAAAGACCGGATCATCACCTATGAGCGAAACCCGGACAAGCTGGAGATGCACCTCCCCCAGCCACTGGAGTTTTTCCCTCCTCAACTCCAGGGCCTGGAATATACCGTTCCCGCCCACGCCCGCCACGGTGGGGTAGCCATCTACTTCCCCCGTTCCGTCATGGTGATGGAGAAAGCCTGATAAGCTACCAGCGGCCCCTACACAAATCTCCCCATGAGCCAAGATCAAGTCAACATTTTCTACAGCCCTGCACTGGAGAACCCCCCTATGGATGGGTGTTCTATTACCTATACCACGATCTCTAAGGAAACGGAGGAATCCACTCGTGTGACTATCCGCGAAGGGATCAATAATATCCCCGAGGACGACTGGGAGAGTATCAAAGCAGGACCGCACGGACCCCATGCACTCCGTCTTTTGGATCTAGGCGCCCTCCGCGTCATGGAAAGCAATGAGGTCAAAGAAATCCTCAGTGAGACGGACCTGAAAGTTCCTGATGATGTCTCCATTGCTGGCCTCAAACTCCCAGATGCGACGAGAGTCATTACAGGCACTCATGATCTCCAGCGTCTAGCAGCCTGGCTGGAGCAAGACCAGCGCGTGCCTGTCCGCACTGCTATTCAAAAACGCATTGATACTCTAACCGGAGGTAGCTAAGTCGATGGCGCTGTTTGATGCTACCAGCCTCTGCGAACGCTTCCCCGAGTTCGGGGAGCAGCCTGCTGGAGTAATCACCCCCATTATTGCGCAAGCTGAGCGCGAAACTCCAGCCTCAGTATGGGGAAACGGCGGTATGCGGATGGATGGGGTTGCCTATCTATCCGCACATCTTCTCGCATCTCGTATTAGTCAAATCGGTTCTCAAGTAGGAGCACCCTCGGGGGCAGCTCTAGGCGGAGGTCTTGATTCCACTCTTTATGGACAAGCGTATAAAAGACTTAGAGATTCTATTGCAGTAGTAGGGTTTACTGATAGTTACTATGATTTCTATGACTCATCGACTTCAGATAATACAGACTTATCACTATCCCAGCCTCTAAGTGTAACTGATAGTCCGACCTTTGTTGGCCTAACTCTCTCAGGACAAGCCGAAAACGCTGATAGCCTGGCCCTGTTCGGTATTAACGGGGCTATTACATCACTGCCTCTGGGTAGTGGTTTGTCTATTGTTGGTGGAGTTTTGGTAGTCACCGGAGGTGGTGGTGGTGAGGGGGCGCTGCAAGGGTTTAGCTATACTCAATCTATCCCCGCCGCTGTCCACACCATTAACCACGGGCTTGGCTATCGGCCTAGCGTCGAGCTGTTGAACGCTGGCGGCCAAGAGATAGACGCCGAAGTTTTGCACCCTACTGTCAACCAAACTATTGTCACAGTAAACCCGCCCATCGCACTTTCGGCCCGCCTTCTCTAATCCCGGCCACTACCAACAAGCATCATGCCAATTCCACAAAACGCCAGTCTTGACTTTCTTAATGTCAACCGGCCACTAAATCTGCCTGACCCGGTAAACGCGGGCGATGCGGCAAACATGAGGTTTGTCCTAGCCCAGATCGAAGGCTTATGGCCTAAGGATAATGTTCGTACCAAAAGCTCTGCCAACGTAAACCTAGCCTCTCCAGGTTCGTCAATAGGTGGGGTCACTCTTGACCGGCCTGGTGTTGATCGCGTGCTTGCGGGAGATCAAACTAATCCCGCCGAAAATGGCATTTACGTTTGGAACGGACCGTCTACGCCGATGGTTCGTTCATTCGATGCTAACAGTATCGAAGAACTCAAGTCAGCGATCACCGTCGTTGACGAGGGTAGCGCTGCTGGTACTACATGGAGGCAGACTACCGTTAGTGGCACTTTAGGCACTACCGCTATCCAGTGGATACCGTCTGGGACAACTGCCCCTCCTGCCTCTGAAAGTACGCCAGGCGTTTCCGCTGAAGCAACCCAGGCCGAGACTGACGCTCAGCTAATTACTGGCAAATTTATCAGCCCAGGCAAGCTAGGAAACTGGCCAGGGCGAAAGCTAAAAGCTACCGCTGTCATTGGCGACGGTACTGCGCTTGTATGGGTAGTGACACACGGATTTAACAGTTACGATGTTGTGCCGGAAGTTTACAAAAACAGCGGAACCAGGGCCAGTATAGACTGTAACAAAGAAAGAACATCGGTAAATGCTGTTACCTTTACATTTGAAGGCGTTGCGCCTGGCATCAACGAATTTAAAGCAGTAATACTAGGTTAATAGCATGGATTTCTGGGGGCCTTTCACTATCAGGGGTCAGCCTGGCTCAACAGGGGACACCCCAAGGCGGCAGGCTGACGGCTCCGTTGCGTGGCAACCGCCTGTTGTGCCAGCGGGCGGCCTGATTCTGCTAAATGGCAAACTGGTGCCTGGAGAGATCGTCAAGCTACGAGGCTCAAATATAGGCGACACCAGTATTCCGACCGGCAACCAAAAAGACGAAATACCTATAGATCGAAACTTTACAATAATAGGCGCCTGGTGGACATGCGCTCCTACCGCAATGGCTACGGCAAGCGCAAGCGACGCCCGACCATATATTCGCACCGGGGCAGGCACTACGTCTATCGGCACGAAAACCTTTTTTCTTACCACTGCCAACAATGTCGTGTCCCTTGCTCCATCGGTCCATAGCATAAACGCAACCGCCAGCATCTCTAGCGGATCGGTCTCTGGTGCCGCCAGAGACTCGGTAGGATTCGATTACATGAGCCACGGGACTGGCTCTTCGGGCCACGTCCTCACGCTAATTCTTCTCTACCCCGACCCCTAACCATGGCCATTCTCACCAACCCTGAAACCGGCGTCGAATACGACGAAATCACCGGAGATAGTACCAAAAGATTTGTAGCCGTAGATTTTGCCGGCGTTGTGCTTGACACAAGGGGAGAAAAGTGGCCGTACGGCAATGGCTTTCCACACAAAAAGCCGTATGAGTTTTTTCTAGTAGAGCCCTTTGAAGGGGCGGGGTATGACTCCGAAAAGTTTTATGTTAAAAGCGCACAAGTATTAGAGCGATACGAGCCGCAGCCTCCAATAGGGCACCCTCAAGGGATTTACAAAACAGTTCGGTCGCTACATCTTTTACCCAAGGAAACCCTTAAAAGCAATGCTTTTGAGAAATTCAAGCAAATGCAGCGCACGGTTTGGCCACAAGACGATCCAAGCTATGACAAAGTGTTATCTACTGCCATAAAAGCACTCGCTTCTTCTGGATCAGGAAACCCTGAAATTGGAAGCGTCGAGTTTTTTCGGGAAGTAGTCGAAACAGATGAGAGGGTAGAAGAAGCACTGGTAAACAATAGGATGAGGTTGGCAGAGTTAAACCAAGAAATTGACGCTCTTAAAATTGACGAAAACGGGGATCTTGAACTAGACGAACATGGACAAGCCAAGACTCCGCCCAATAGCATTGAATTCGATCGAATGCTGACACGCGAAAGCTCTGGTTGGGTTAGCGGTGTCGCGTGATGGATGGCTGCTTCCGCCATGGTGGCAGCCCGCTACCTGTGGCCGACCAAACCCCAGGAGGATGCCAGTGATTGGACCGTATCGGCGGAGGGAGAGGCTACTGCTATACCCTGCCTATGTTCAGGATTATCTGGACAGGGTTACAGCGGCTGATGTTGAAGCAGGCAATACGTCTGGGCTGGAGATGGGTGTAACTGATCTCGCATCGACATTCCTGCAAGATTTGGTTTCAATCTCTTATCTGGGTATCTCCAATAACGTGATCAGCCAGGCGGCCAGTGTCATCAAGGCATCGTGCACCATGGCTGGAGCACGGACGCGGGCTGGGGCGTTGGTGCCAGTGGTGGGGCCTGCGCCTACAGAGTTCGGTACGGCCGGCGGGTGGAATTACAACCGGAAGACTGGGACAGCGGGGAATGGAACAAATAACTATTTGAATAGCAATCGAAACAACAACGCTGATCCGCAGAACAATCAGCACATAAGCGTCTATGCGACCACACCGACTACAGCAGCTTCAAACAAGTATCCTTTTTACATTGGAGCTGGTTACAACCAAGCCGGTTCAACGCATATTGGTAGATTCGGATCAAGTGGAAACCTGTTCGCTAGAAACAGATCGGCTGATTTTGTTCAGTATGGGAGCGGATCTTCGACTGGGTTAATTGCATTGGCAAGAAGCACATCATCCTCCTACATTCAAAGAAATGGGGGGATTAATAGTTCAATAACGCAGGCGTCTACCGCTTCATTCAACGGAAACATTTTTGTATTTTGGTCAAATGGTGCAACGTCAACGGACTATTCCAGCGCCCGCATCGCCTTCTACTCTATCGGCGAATCCCTAGACCTTGCCCTCCTCGACGCCCGCGTAACCACGCTGATCAACGCCCTGTCCGCCGCCATTCCCTAACGCCTCACCCTCCCCAGGCATCGACAACCAAATGGTTAGGCTATAATCGCCATGTCTCCACCTAGCGGTTAGCCATGAGTCTACGGGATGTTGTCGCCATGGCAGCGTTTATGACGGTACTGCACCTGGCCCTGTTCCCGCTGGCGTACTGGGTGGTAACTAAGCCCGAGGCGCTGCGTCGCTGGATGCGCGGGAGGTTGGAGCCGTGAGCGGAGAGCAGCAACCATGAAACCCCAATGATAAAGAAAGCTCAATTAAGCAATGTCTGATTTGATACCATGCCCCCCAATACCCAAACTATTGCCGCCTACAGCCCTTGGAGTAACGCAATACTTGCATTCCAAGTACCCGGCACCACACTAACTATAAACACAGATACCGGTAACTATAACTACAACGAAGAGACAGTTGAATACATAGCCCATCTTGCTATTCAACCACCAAACTGGAAGTCATCTACAGGTACTGACCAAACCACTTACAACGTATCCGGGCGACTACTTTCCCCGAGCACGCTAGACCCACGCATCATAAACGGATCTCAAGCACTAGCCACCCTCAACGGTATAGAAGGGCGTTTTGAGCTTGTATTTGACCTTAGCATGCACGCAGCTTCACGCCCAGACCTTAAGCAACTCATATCCGGCATATTCCGAGTAACCGGAGGTGGCTAATGATAGCCAACACCCGTTCAATCGCTGATGATTTTGAAGCGGCCCAAACAAAAACCACAGTCGAACTCGGGGAATGGTTTAATGAAAGATGTCGTCAAGAAATCGAATCCCCTGAATGGGCTTACCCAAGTAACCCGAAAATCCGAGATATTGTCTCTACAGGAAAGTTACGAGACAGCGCGGTACTACGCCTATTACCTACAGGAGGGTTTGAGATAACTTGGGAAGTTGACTACTCCACTGAAGTCCATGAAGGCGGAACTTCCCCCGAGGGCGTTCGTTTCCCCGGACGGCCCTGGACCCGAGACCCTATCGCGGAACTTCCCGCCATGTACGCTCAGTTATTAGCTAAAAATCTAAAAGCTCAGAAATCCTTATGACGCTACCCACCAGCACTTACGTGCCCGAACCCTCTGACATACGCTACCCGATAGAGAGAGTTGTGTTAGAATATTTTTTAACAGACAACATCACGCTTAAACCTGACAGCCAGTGGCCAGGCTACTACACGCTAAAAACTGGGCAGAAAATACCATGTATTTTTGCTGAAGGCAAAGATCAAGTACCGTCGTCCTGGAAACCTTCCGGCATTCAATGTATTATCGAGGAAGTCCCCGAACAAAGCGTTACCCCAGGTATAGGTCAGATAATTCTAGTATCTACCTGGAAAGTCATCTTCACCAATTACGGATTCGACGACACCACTAGACAAACAGTGACCCTTAAAGAAGTCCAATCCCGTATGGCAAGGCTTTTTCCCACAGCTAACCTTCGGTATAACTCCGGGTCTGACGTGGCCCTGGAAGCTCTGACCGTCCGTTTTCGCGGCACTTCCCTCAACTCGATCCTCCGCCCTTTCTAAAGGTTTAAGCCATGCCATTCACCTACGCCGTGGGCCAGAGCTTTCACAATGCAAATGAAACTATTGTTCGGTGTGTTGCTCTACCACCGGGTGCCCGTTATTTCGGTACTCGTAACAGTGCCGGCTTTGTAACCCTACCTACCTTGGATACTGGTGTCTCTTATACAGAGATTCAGGGGATCCAGAACCTCAACTGGTCAAACTCCGATAAAGACCAAAAATTCCGCCTGATCGGCGACGGTGGGTGGGAAGACAGCCGAAAGACCGGTGCTAGCTGGCAAGCCTCCATCACATCCTTCCTTATGAAGGCCATGGAGTTCTCCACAGGTTCTAATGTCCCATCCTTCCGTGGTGCCTACGAAGAAGGCTACCGAATTATCGAACTAGCCTCTCAGACAGCCGACAGTGAAATCTACCTGGAGATCTTGCAAGATCTCGGCCAAGCCAATGGTACTACCGGAAACTACATCTACAGCTTTACTGGGGTTAATTGTTCTGTCCAGAACCTCAAACCAGGGGTAGATCCGCAGAACCTAACAAACCTTGCATACGACCTTATTGGTCGAGGCGAAGTCATCAGCGGTCTTTACGATGCAGGCTCTACACCGTTGAGCTACGGGTCGCTGCAGACCGGCTTGCTGCAGACATTTAACGCCACTTTGTCAACCGGCACTCGTAGGTACGCTCCGGTCCCTGCCGACAATGCCACGGCCATTGTGGTCTCAGCTCCGCTGACGGTGACGTTCACCTCCAACGGCACCCTGGCCCTGGCTCACACCAGCCTGGGGCAGGCCGATGGATCCGGGTTCCGCCTGGAGTTGGCCTCGACCGGTGTCCAGATCCCAGCCACCGTGGCCTTCAACTCCACCACGGCAGTGGCCACCATCACGCCCACGGCGTCCCTGCCTGCAGCTACCAACTTCAAATTCACCGTGCGCGACGGCGCCGTGACCCAGGCTGTAGACAGCAGCGGTGTCGCCAGTGCTACCGGCACCAGGCGGGCCTTGGGTGGGTTTTCAACCAGCTTCCGCACCGCTTGATCGAGGCGGCCCTGCCGCCTCTCCGCCCCCGACCTCGGGGGTCTTCTTTTGCTCTGTCTCCTACTAATGCCAAAAGAAGTCGATTTATTACTAGATCCGATCTGCACGATCTTTGCAGCTAACTGTGAGATCCTCCCCGAGGCCGTCAAGGTCGGAGCTATCTACCTGGAACCTCATTGTGTGGACCAGACTGTACACCTATCCTCTGAAGATGCTACTGTGGTAGTCGATCTACCCCTCGAATGGCTCAACTGCCGGAACGCCTTGGTCGCCTGGTCGGTTGAGCTTCCCTATCATCATGCTTAACTTCAACAAAGGGTTGCTGTTTCCGGCTAACGCCTATCATGAAATCGGCCCTTTCAGGTTCCCTATTCATAATGATTTAACTCCAGCAGAAGCTACTAAGATTGTAGCTATTGAAAAAGAATACTCCAAGGGTAGCTACGATTCTATGCGATTAGCTAAGAAAATCGCAAAAGCCCGCAATATTAGTAATCAGGAAGCGGTCGATCTATTACAGAACCTCAATACTGCGGACGACAGCAGTATTGTTTTTGATTACATTGACGAAATCGAAGAGCTTAATAACTCACAGGAAAACACGACTGCTAAGCTACAAGCCTATGCTTTAATGCTACTCCAATACCGGGGAGAAGTCAAACATCCAGACACTGCCGAATGGGAATCAACAGACAAGTGGGAATTGGAGGATACAAATATTATCCCAATCAAAGTTCTTACTAGCATGCTGGAATTTGTACTATGGGAGCGTGATGGCTGGCCTAAATCCGAAGGTACTGAGGGAAACGAAAAAATAACGAAAACCCGCGCACAGCCGAAGGCGACCTCGACATAGACGCCGTCCTGCGTTCTTACGAGAAACTCTGGAGTGAGCCAGAGTTCGACTGGGGGGAGATATACATCCGCTTCCGCAATTCCTGCTTAGCGGATGATTTCCCTGCGCACCGTTTTATCAGAACCCCGATAAAGCTTATTGAAGCTTTGATGAAGAAATTAGATGAGATAGAACATCGAGAAGCTAACATAGCAGCGGCTACCACGGCACAGCTAGCTAGTATCGTTCATTTTATAGGCATGCGAAGCATTAACCCTGCAGCTAAGACAGAGTTTAAGCACCCTAATATATTCCTACCTTTCCCAGATGCCATTAGTTCTTCCGGGGTATCTGCAGAAGAAAGTAAACTCCAGATAACCGAGAAGACCAAACATGTGTTAAACCGCCTAGTGCAAGAGCGTCGCATCCCAGTACATGTGTATATGAGGATGAGCCGCCCCCCGAGCCCGTCTGGGCCCCCGCGATAAACTCGTTTATGAGGTCTACCGACAAAAGCCGTGGCTGATTATACAATTAGAATCGAGAGTGAATCCAGCGCAACGCATAAGGATATTGATAGTATAGATAGAAAGTTAAAAAATTTACAAACCCCGATTAAAGTTAATATTCAGTTTCCGAGTTTAAGCGAAACAGTCAAGGGTATCCAAGATGTAGGTAAAGCTCTACAAATAACCTACGGCATCGCCAGGAACGTAGTTCCGGCTCTGATGGATATTGAATCCATTGGAATCTCTCTAGGGAACACTTTTAAAACAACTGCAAAAGCCGCACTTTTGCTTAGTCAGGCTACTCCAGGCAAAACCTTAGCAGTTAGTCTCCAAGGAGCATTATTAGCATCTGACACTCTTATTAGTAGTCTAGCTCGCCTAGGCTTTACTATATTCGGTATTACTCAAAGTGTCAACATATTAAAATCCGCTTACGGTGGAATGTTTGCGGAAACCATAGGTAGAGAAGTCAGACTGCAGCAAGTAATGCTGCAAACTCAGACTACCATAGCCGCTACAAATAAGGTTCTTCAAAATGGGGTTGAGTTAACTAACCCACTAGATAGCGTGCTTGCGCTTAAAGGGCCTATTCAAAAAGCTATTGAAGATAGTCGTAGAGAATCACTAAACATAGCAGGGACCACCTCTGAAGCAATTATTCAAGTATTCGGCACAGTATCTAGCCAGATTGGTCAGGTAGGCGGTTCAATCGAAGATGCTAAAAAACTCGCCCTTAGCTTCAGCGCAGCTCTAGGGACTATTGGCATGAGT